TAAAGCTCAGTTTATTAGAATCGGTGATTACACAGCATTAACAGATGGTACTAATCCAGCATTAGCGCCTATGGGATTTGGTAAAGTAAACAATCCTATAGCAGGTGGTGTTAATGTACCAAGTGCATCGTTTGTAACAAGTTCAGATAGTGACTTACAATTTGACCCAGGTAAATTTCCAGGTTGGGACTTTTCTGCAGCAAATTATATTAATAATGCTTACTTAGCTCCGATACCTTTAGATGCAGGTGTAGGTGCAAACGTATCATTTTCACTTGAAGACCTTTCAGGTTCAGCCGGTGGTAACGCAGGATTTGCTAACGCAACAACTCAGTTATCATTAGCATCAGGAACTAACGTACAACAGCGTAAGTTTAAAATACCGATGCAGTGGGGATTTGATGGTGATAATCCTGCTCGTGAAATTAAGTTTGGTAACGATATTGTTGCTAATAACACTCAAGGACTTGATTGTTCTACAGCAGTTAAGAGTGGTTCTGTTGCTTATAAAAGAGCATTGAATACACTTGCTGACCCTGACTTTATCGACATTAATATGTTAGCAACACCAGGTATTATACACGCTTATCATCCTGCTGTTAGTAACAAGGCGATGAGTATTGCATCAAATCGTGGTGATACGTTCTACATATTAGATGGCTCTAAATACAACGAATCAGTAGCAAACGCTATTAGTAACGTTGCGAGTATAGACAACAACTATGTAGCTACTTACTTTCCTTGGGTTCAGATATCTAATCCAGGAGGCGGTCCTCAACTTTGGGTTCCACCATCAGTAGTTATGTTAGGTGTCTTTTCACAGAACGATAGAATCGGTCAAGAATGGTTTGCTCCCGCAGGTTTAAATCGTGGTGGCATCGCCGCTCTTGATGTTAAGAAGGTATTAACTCATACAGACAGAGATGAATTGTATGATGGTAAAGTTAATCCGATTGCTTCTTTCCCAGGACAGGGTATTGTAGCATTTGGTCAAAAGACTCTACAATCAAGACCTTCAGCGCTCGACAGAATAAATGTTCGTAGATTATTAATTAACTTGAAGAAGTTCATAGCATCATCTTCAAGATTCTTAGTATTTGAACAAAATACTGCGGCAACGAGAAATCGTTTCTTGAACATTGTCAATCCTTATATGGAATCTGTACAACAACGTTCAGGTCTTTCGGCATTCAGAGTAGTAATGGATGATTCCAATAATACTCCTGAAGTAGTAGATAGAAACCAATTAATTGGTCAAATCTTCATACAGCCTACAAGAACTGCTGAGTTTATTGTACTCGACTTTGTTGTATTGCCAACAGGCGCGGCATTCCCTGAATAATAGGGAGGTTTGAAAGAACTAAGGGGTTCAATTATGAGCCCCTTTTTTCTTATATTATAAAACTAAGAAAAAACTAAGAAAAAGAGATACATTGTTTCTGATGATTTTGTAGTATCCTTATATTTATAATAGAACAATAAACTTAACAGGAGAAAAGCAGATGCCTGATTTGATAGATGCTAATGAGATATTTTTTACACCTTTCGAACCAAAAACGAAAAATCGTTTTATTATGGAAGTCGAAGGTATACCAAGTTTCTTAATTAGAGCCGCAAACCGTCCATCAATAGAATTTGAAGAGATTGAATTAAATCACATTAATGTTAAGCGCTATGTGAAAGGTAAAGCTTCTTGGCAACCTTTGGACATTACTCTTTATGACCCAATCGTACCAAGTGGTGCTCAAGCAGTTATTGAGTGGATAAGACTTGGACACGAATCAGTAACAGGAAGAGATGGATACTCTGACTTCTATAAAAAGAATGTTAACTTCCAATTACTTGGACCTGTCGGTGATGTTGTTGAGAAATGGGACCTTAAAGGCGCTTATATTCAATCTGCAAATTTTGGAGATTTGGATTGGTCAGTTAGTGAACCTGTAGACATAACTTGTACATTACGTTATGACTACGCAGTATTACAATTCTAAAATATGAATTTTATTAGAGAAATGCTATCAAGTGATGCGAAGATATCGTCTAAACGGGCGATAGGTTTCGCATCATTTGTTATGCTAATAGCAAGTTGGGTAGCAAATACATTTTGGCAGTTTGAAGTGAAAGACATCATTCTTGAAAACTTTATGTATATTACCATAGTTGGCTTAGGCGTAACAGCAGCAGAAAAATTTAGTCGAAATAAATAGTTATAAATTCTTAACTTAATTAAGAGGTAATTGTTATGAGTAAATTCCCTACTGAGGTAATAGATTTACCTTCAAGAGGATTAGTGTATCCTAAAGAACATCCACTTTCAAGTGGTAAAGTTGAAATAAAATATATGACAGCAAAAGAAGAAGATATTCTTACTTCTCCTAACCTTATAGAAAAGGGTATTGTATTAGATAAACTATTAGAAAGTATTATCGTTACAGAAGGAGTCAAGTTAGATGACTTTGTTGTTGGTGATAAAAATACATTATTAGTATCAGCACGTATACTTGGGTATGGTAAAGATTATCCTATTATGATTGCAGATGAAGAAGTGAATGTTGATTTGACAAATTTAAAAGAAATTTGGATAGATGAAAATAATCTTGTAGAACCACACAAGAATGCATTCAAATTTACAACACCAACTTCAAAAAATCAAATAGTTTTTTCTATATTAGATGGTCATATGGAAAAGCAACTTGACGATTTAAATAAAGCATATGAAAAAGCAGGTCAATCGAGAGAGTTAACTAATCGTTATAAACTTATTATTCAATCTGTTGATGGTAAAACAGAAGCAAAAGACATAGATGATTTTGTAGATAATCAGTTTATGGCAAGAGATTCAATGGCTTTTAGAGAGTACATAACAAATGTAGTTCCTGACATAGATTTCTCTACTAAAATTAAATTAGCAGATGGAAGTGAGCAGGAGGTAACGGTCCCAATGACCGTTCGATTTTTTTGGCCTAACGCCTCGATATAGAGAAAGCGTCTACGAACAGATATTTCAACTTGGTTATTTTAGCCAAGGTTTTTATAGTTTTGATGAGTTATACAAAATGCCTATAGGTATGAGAGAATGGCATTACAGACGATTATCAAAAGCTAAAAAAGAAGAAAACGACTCGGTAAAGAAAGCAAATTCTAAACATAAATCACGGTAAATAGTATTTATAGATAAGACAACAGGAGGTAATAATGTTACTTTGGCAAAACATTGATGGCATAGAGATTGACCGTACTTATGTTTCAAAATCTATAGAATTTGCAGATAATAAAACATCTTTCTATTTCACAGGAAGTAATGCAGAACAAGTTATAACAGAAGATTGGCAAAATGTAATTCATTCTGCTTCAGCCGCATATGTATGTGAGAATGGCGGTGATATATTAGAAATAGGATTTGCTTCTTCAAATTATATTCAATCACATAGTATTAATTCTCATACGATTTGTGAAGTACATCCTGAAATGATAGAAAAGGCAAATGCATTCGCATCAGGCAAATCTAATGTAACAATCATTACAGGTAGTTGGTATGATAATAAAGATGAGTTAAGTACTTACGATGGGATATTACAAAATAGAGAGTTTACTACTGACCAAATGTGGTTAAGCTCTTCTGTAGTATCACTTTCTAAATCAGGAACACATTTTACTTATGACAATCTATTATCGAGTGGTAGTTATAATGTTGTTAGTATACCGACAGATAGTTATCAACAAATTTCAGTATCACCATCAGACGGACAAAGTTACTTTACAGGCAGTATTTACTATATGCCTAAACGAGAATTTTAGAGTAACTTGATATTTATATAAGAATCGAATCGGAGAATCTCTATGAAAAATCAAATTAAAGAAGGGTTTTTAGACAAACTTTTTGGTATGATAGCCCAAGGTCGTGTAGACAGAGTAACTAAAAAAATAATGAAAGACGACCCTGAATTTGCTAAAGCAGTTAAAACAGCGAGGGCGGCTCATAAACGTATGGACGACAGATTAAGAGCAAAAGGTCTTATAAAGTAAATAAATGAACGCTAAAGACTTAAAAGCCGCAAAACAAGAACTTGAACAGATAAAATCGTTACAAGACGATATTACTAAAAATTCGGCCCGTTACAACAAAGAAGGAATATTAGGAGTCAAAGCACACAAAGAATTAATTAAACTCAGAAAATCAGAATTATCTCTTGCTAATGATATAGAAAAAGCTGAAAAATCTTCAAAAGAAGCAAGACAACAACAAGTCAAAGATGTTAAAGAACGTAATAGTTTAGCAAGAAAAGCAAATAAATTAGCAAAAGATTCTAAATCATTACTTTTAGAAGGTTTAGGTATAAATGCGAGGTCTACAAGTTTAATAGACGCCGCTAATAAAGCCAGGAAAAACGGAAACCTTGAGCAGTCACGAGGATACAGCGCTTTAGAAAAGTTACGACAAGATTCGATAGACCAATTACAAGACGGAACGTTTATAACAGAAGAGTTTGACGATAAACTCAAAGAACTAAAAGAACAATTTGGAGAGTTTTTAGACGATGCAGATTTTGACGATATGCGTGAAGGATTTGATGCCGCGAGAAAAGATTCTCAAAAAATAACTGACACCTTAGGTGCGAACCTCCCTTTCTTTGACCAAATAGACAATTTAAAAAATAAATTAAAAGACTTTTCTGACATATTTCTAAATCCAATTACTTTAGCGGGAGTTGCTTTAGGATTTGCAGTTAAAAAGATGGTTGACTTTGTTCTTAAAGCAAAAGAACTTAGACAAGAATTAGGAACTACCGCAGTAGACTCAGCTGTTTTATCATCACAAATGTCGTCTGCTTCATTGGGAATGGGTGCTTTATTAGGTGATGGACAAAAAGCACGAGATGCTGTAAAAGCCTTAGCAGAAAATATGGGTAGAGTACCAACTTTGAGTGCTTCTACTGCGAGAGAATTTGGTAACATAACTGCTCTATCAGGAGCATCAGCTGAGAATATGGCAACTCTACTAAATCTACAAACTTTAGTATCAGGAGGCTCATCTGAACAAGCAGTTGCACAATTAAAATCATTAGAAGCATTAGCAGAACAAGAAGGAATTTTAAAAGGTAAAGTATTTGATGATGTTGCTATGGCCGCAAAAGACCAAGCACTTTTCTTTGGTAAGAGTGCAATAGAGATTGGTAAAGCGGCGGTTCAAATGAGAAAACTTGGTATTGAAGCGGGCGCATTAAATAAAGTTGCAGAAAGTCTTTTAGATTTAGAATCATCAATATCTTCAGAATTTGAATTACAAGCTTTATTTGGTAAAACTATAAATTTAAATAAAGCAAGAGAAGCGGCGTTTAACAGAGATTCTGCGGCATTAGCAAAAGAAATAAAAATGCAACTTGGTGGTCAGTTTGATTTAAATAAAGCAAACTTTGCACAAGTACAAGCATTGACAGGCGCATTCAATTTAACACAAGAAGAACTACAGAAAATTATACAAGGCCAAGATGTTTTTAATAATAAAGCAAAAGAAGGTAATCAAGTATTTGATTTTATAAAAGGAAACGCTACTGCTTTAGGTATTATTGTAGGTGGTTTAGTAGGATTGCTTTCAGCAATCGGTCCTGGTATTTTAGCAGGATTTGGTTTTGTTAAAACTGCGGCAAAGAACGCCGCTAAATCTTTAGCTATTGTTGGCGGTAGTAGTATTGCAGGAGCCGCAGTAGGCGGAAAACTTGGTAGTATGGCAAGTAGCAGAATGGAAAACTTTGAAGTCTCACGAAAAGGTGTAAATGATGGACAAGGCATAGGAG